TGTCGTGGAATAACTCTAAGTCAGGAGTAGTGCTATCACCAAATGTAAGTTTTTCATTGTCATCAAGATGTAAGCCATCCAAAGCAATGCTACCAGTAACGGCAATACCTGTTGCTGTTGTCTCAAACTTTTTACTGTTGTTATGGTATAATTCTACTGCACCAGCTTCAACAAAAGTTGCTTGCGTTTGAGTTCCTGCTGCATTAAGAACTTCAAGACTATTACTTTGTATAGCAAGTGAGCCTGTTCCTGCATCAACAATACGACTGTGTGATGCATCGTGATAAATTTCTAAATCACCAGCATCACCAAAGGTAGCTTTAGCATTATCCGCAAACTCTAGTGCGTTGTCGCTGGCATCAAACACTACATTGTTAGCTGCGCCTGTAAGAGTAACATCACCAGTGGTAGTTAGATTTACAAGATTAGCTGTGCCAGCTAAATGCATATCTTTAAATTTTAAGCCAGTAGTTCCTATATCAAGTGTGTTATTACTCTTAGGTTTTATTTCTGTTGTGCTGGCTACAAAGTCTTGTGCAGGGCCAAGCACTGTAACGGGACCACCTTCACTAGATGTCCCGTCATGCGTGTGTCCTGAACTGCTATTAAAAGCAGCTTCAATGGCATCATATTCGGCATCAAAATCTGATGCGTTAATGATATTACCATCTGCGATATTGTTAATGGTATCGGTTCTATTGTAGCCTGTTCCCATAGTTTCTACCTTCTATCGTTTAATCCATATTCAAGAGTCAAAGCGTCTATTGAGTATGGTGGGTTTTGGTCATCTGATTCAAACTGAAATGATACAGTAAAGCCTGAACCTACAACCTGTGTCTGAAATAATTTTAACAACTTTGTTCCGAAACGTGTTGTACCAAATGAACCGCTACCGAAAAATCCAACTGTTCCCTGTGTATTTTGTACACTTATAGGTGTAGGTTGTATTGTGCCTTGGCTATCAAAGTCTAACTTTAAACTTACTGTAAACTGCACACTTCCTTGAGGGTCAGTATACAAAAACAGTTTGTAAAATGTTTTACGTTTACGTGGGTCATTTACTGGTAAATGCGGTGTAGCAAATGTTGTTTTAATGTTTTGTCCATCAAATGAATTACCACTTTCCATTTGATATAAATAACCGTCATCATTAGCAAATAAAACTATCTCAACATTTTGATTGTAATTACTATCGGCAACATTAGCACGGATGCCTCTTGTTTCGGCCCAAGCCATGCCCTCACCACCTTGAGGCGCAAACTGCGTTGCTAATATGCCCTGTGCATTTTCTTGTGTAATATTGTTATTAAAACCAAATAATCTGTACTGAGATTTTTCTCGTATTACGCAGCTACTAAAAGAAGTGTTAGCAGAAACAAAGCCTGTCATAGTACTTTGAATTGCTTTTGATACAGACGCTAGTCCAAAGTCTCCTATTCTATCTGTTCCACTTAATAGGCGCAGTCCATCAGGACCAAGAAACATAATATCGCCAGCAATTTCCTGCACTGTGTCAGAGTCAATACATCCAATGTCTACGGTTATTGGTTGTAAAGTAAAATCTGCAATTGTGTTACCAGTTAGCTGATGTATGCTAGACTCTGTAAAAATAATTAATTGTTGTCTAAATACTGCTAGTGCAGTAACTGTGCCGCCAACATTAATATTACCAGAACCATTTGCTGCAGAAAAATCTGTGTCTGTAAAAGGTGCAGTAAATGTTACAGTAGAACCTTTAGCAAAAAATAAATGGTTCTTAACTTCTGATACGAATGTTGCCCCTATAACATCTGTGGGTGCGCTTGTTAAAACAGTAAATGTAGCGTTGTCATACAACGCAGGTTCATTTAAACCATCAACAATTGCAATTTTTTCTGTGCCGTTAAAGTTGTATTTAGCAAACCTTGTCCGACCAGCACTTTCTCTACTGGTAGATAAAAATGTAATAACAGCATCATTTGCAGGACTACTTGCTAAATTAGGATTTATATTTATCGTAGCACCACCAGAAGATACAGTAGCGTTAGCAGTAACTGTGTAGACTAAATCTATTCCAGCTACTTTAAATACATCACCTGCTTGTGGAGCAGAGTCCAATCCATCAATAGCTAATGTGCCACCTGTTTGACTACCGCCGTTTACAAGAGGAGTACCATAATCTGGCACGTTAATCTTTGTAAACCCACTGCCGCCGCTTTTGAATATATCGGCATTCTTACATACAACAGCACTGTCTTCCCATGATGCAACACCGATAGCCAAATAGTTAGATGTTGTTGTTTTAAATGTAACAGCAGCAGCGTTTGCAGGACTACTAGCTAACGTAGTTGTTAAAGTTAAAGTTGCTCTATTATTTGTAGCATCGTATGTAACACCACCAGATGCAATTGTATAAGTGCCACTAACCCCCGCTATTTCTAAAGTATCACCTGCAACGGGTGTAGTGTGTATAGCGGCTATTATTAAAGTTGTGCCAGTTTGACTAGCACCATGAACAACGGGTGCGCCATACGGTGGAATAATAGCACTATCGTATTTATCATACCCTTCAATACGTCTGTAACCACCCTCAACAGAAGGCTCAAAGTTACGTAGTATTCGTGCGCTTCCCGGTGCGTTTGTACCTTGCTGCAGAGGGGAAAGGTTTGTTATAAGACCACCACGAAACTCGACTGGATAGGTTTGCCATGCATCCATTGTGATAGCCTCTTAAATACCGAAGCCTGTACTTGCTCCGCCTGTAGCACCAGTAAGCATATACGACCTTACGTATGGTGTTCTATTAATAAGTTGTGAACGCATATGCTTAATACCTTCGTCAAATTTTTCTTTCATTACCAATGCGTCTTGTGTGTTACCTCTAAAAAGATACCCGTAGTGCATTGCACCATCTACAATAATATGTTGAAATCTTTCTGGTATTGTAGGAACGTCTGTCGCTGCAGACAAATCTGTTGGAAAGTTATAATATTCGTAGACCAGTTCATAGGCTTTGTTTGGCTCTGGTGTCATAATAAATTTAAGGTCAGGTGCCTGTGCTACTTGGGTAGGCACACCCTGACCAAGAGACGAACTATACTCTTGTTCTACATATCTATCTAAATAATCTTCGTATGCAATTTCAGTAAGTCGTGTGGTGGCATTACCTAATGAGGTATTTTCTTTAATACGAAAAGACTTAAAGTTAATAACTTTAGCATCTGCAGGAAATGCATAACGGCTAGTATTAGCTACTAAAGTTGTTTCTTGTGTATTATGATTAAAAGGCCAAAAGTATTCTGATTGATTTAAATATCTAATAGAGGCATTAACTGCATCTTTAGCTTGTGAGTAAAAACCAGTTGCTGTAGCAAAATTAGCTGAACTGAGTTCTACCTCATTCAGCCTTCTGTTCACTGCATTTACTAAGCCAAGAAAATCATATGCCATGTTATATCCTTAATGAAAGTGAAGGGGCAAGTTGCCCTGCCCCCTCATGTTATGTTAGGCTTGGTCACGTGCTACGTCTGTAGCTTTATCCAGACCGCCAACAGGCATGACTACTGCAAAGACTCGCAGAACGCCAGCACTAATTGTACCTGCAGTTCCTGCAAAAGTAAGCAGCATAGGGTCAGCACCGTCCACAACTTGTGGATTTGCGGTTGCTACAAGTACAGTTGCGTATGTACCTGCGGATGCCCCGTCAATGTCAAAACCGTCTACCCACGCATCTACATCACCACTTTTTGGACCTAAATCCACAGTAGCATCTGACGCAGTGTTGGTCAGAGCAGTTGTAACTTCAATGCCAGCAAACAAACAAATGCAGTTTGCGGGAATATCGAGACATTCAATGGTGCTACCATTGGCATCAATATTCTGGTCAGCGAAGTTGATTGTTTGCTCTATCAAGTATGGTTTTACCCGTGAACTTACACCGTAAGTAGGGCCATGATTAGTATTGGTCGTTGCCAACAGTGTTGTTGTTGCAGCCATTTTTCAATCCTCCCTTAACGTACGTTGTAGATGGCGTTGACAAGAGCCTCTGGACGGAGAACCTTGCGACCATACAAATGCATACCCCGAACAATGTCGGCGAAGCTGTCGGGATCACGGTATGTTTCGGTCTTGTTAATCTGCTCTGCAGTAGCAACAGCAGAAGAGTGACCAGCAACAATCACACCATAGTTGGATGAATTGGTGTCTGCTTCAGTAGAAGGACCAGTTCCAACAGATGGTAGGTTGTTAGAAACATGAACAGTAAAGCCATGTAATGAACCAGCCATTTGACCATTTTGCAGACCTGAACCACCGAAGTCGGCATTAAACAGCCGTGAGTCTTCGTCTTTCAGAAGTTCTGCAAATACCGGGTCAACTACAAGCCAGCGACCTGTGGTATCCACATTTTGCTGGTCGAGTTTGCGACCCATACGAGCAATCACAGATAGTGGGTTAGCGTTACCAGCAGCAGTAGGTGCTGCAGAGTTACCACTCCGTGCTGCAAGAGCAATAGAGTTACCACCTGAACCAGCGTTAAAGTCACTGGCATCTAGTTTCATGCTTGCAAGCAATTCGTCTGAACCAGCAGTGCTTACAGCTTTTGAACCATTGACGGTTGTATTTGCTGTGTCAGCATTGCTATGTAAAGCTGATTGCGTAAAACCTGACAAGTAGCCAAGAACATCTTGGTCAAACTGGTCAGCAAGACGGTACGCAGCACGGTCACTTGCCAGAGACTGGAAGTTTACGTGGCTGTGTGCCTCTTCAATGTCGTCAACCTTAAATGCAAAGTAGTTAGCTTTGTCAATTGTCAGGCTGAAGTCCTCATCGTCAAGGTCTTGCGGCGTGATTGTTGTACCACGGGCGTAAGCCTTAACTGTAATTTCGGGTTCCTTGATAATCTTAACGGAATCCCCCATTTGTGCAATTTCACCAAAGTAGTCATTGTTGGTGATTGCCTCACAAACAGCGGCCTTGCGGAAAGCAAGTTGCACCTGTTTGGAGTAAATTACGGGAGAAAAATTACCGTTAGGAAGATTACCATAACCACTAGCAGTAGTAAATGCCATGTTAAAATCTCCTAATTTAGCATTTTACAGATGCAAACATTACAAGTCTTAGCAGAGGCTGAATAACGTAGGGTGTGTATTCTAGTTAGGTGGCCGCCCAACTATTCAACAGGCCATGTTTATCAGGTAATCCGAAAGGGTTATTGTTGTTTGCTGATTGTAAATGTAACTAAGTAGCTATCTCAGTTACACTTACCTGACTATAGTTATACTTAAAAATAACTACTTGTCAACTCTTTTTTATATATTTATCTAGCAGAGCCAGATACATCATATACAAACTTACCAGAACGAATAGCTTCCATGATTTCATCTGAACGCTTTTCGTATTCTTGTGCTGACATTTTTTGTACTTGCGACTCTTTTAGGTACGTAGTGCTTTCTTGTTCTTGTGGCTTACTACGTGAGTTCTTTGTAGATACAGACTTAGCTGCAGCTTTATCTGACTTAGGCTTGTCTTTACTAATACCTTTGTCAGCTTTGTACAAATCAATGGCTCTAGCAGCAGAACGTGCATCGTTGTCATTATCATACAATGCATCTTGTACCCACTTAGGCTGTTCTTCTGCCCACTCGTGGAACTCATCACTGTCACGGATGTCACCAAAGTCTGGGTGAATACGCATTAGTTCTGCTTCAGCTTTTTCTTTTGAAGCACTAGACTGCAACTCATCAATTGCTTTCATACGTTCTTCCAGTGCTGTTGACTGTTCACGTGCCTTCTTCATAGCAATTGTTTCAACGATAGCTGCTACATCTGGGTAGTCTGCTGCCCACTGTTCAATGTCTTCATCAGACTTAGGCAGTTTCATTTCTTTCTGTGCAGCTTGGCTGAGTTGAG